ATGTTATCTCGTTCAGCAGTAGGAGCATACGACTCAGCCCAATCAGCCCATTGCTCTCCAGTAGGCCCACGCTCCTGTTCGAAGTGCTGACGAACGTCTTCGACTACAATGCCTTTGGATGCCTCTAGAGCAGGAGTAAAGTCTTCCAACTCCAAAGCCAACTGACGCATCGCAGCAGCTTCGAATATCGGATCGTGTGGTTGCCAATCTGTCTTGATCTCAACCATTACAGATTCATGTCCATTGTGAAGTATGGGCCAGGAGTTGTGTCATCAGGCCAGAAGTCACCAACCTCAAGATTGATTCCACTTTGCACTGTAATGGAATCAACTTGCATCGTTCCAGCCTGAATCATCTGTAGCATCGCGATTGCTTCGTTGTATTTGATTAGAGCGTATTGAGGATCGACAAGTGAATCTTCAGAGTATCGATTGCGATACCAAAACGCCGCACATAGGCGACCTACGATAGCTCTGATGAGATCAGGTGTTGTGTCAGGGCTAGTCCACCCTGCCATAATGACAGGATCGATGTACCCTGAGAGATAGCCCCGCACGACACGTTCTGCATCTAGCTGTATATCGTCGTACCGTGCGGAGTCTACCTCGATCTTGTCCTCGGGTAGATGGACGTTGATGTCATCTAGCGAGGCAAGCGCCATTACGGAGTCTTATTCGATGATGTCGCAGGCTTAGGAGCTTCCTCCTCCATAGCAGCTTCGTTCTCAGCCGCAATGGATTCCGGAGAATTGGGATTCTCTTCGGGATTCGCAGCGTAGAACTCGGCAGGTGAGACGTTCGCATCGACTTCAGGATACTTGTCGGTACTGACCGCACCAACGTCGATAAGACCCTGCCAGTCCTCATCTGTAACCTTCAAGTCGGACTGAGTGATCTTCTCACCGACTTTGATGGTTTTCGTTGCCTGTCCCCATTCGTTGAACTCGACGGGGAAGTTGCTCCATGCGTAGTACGTATCGGCCATATCACTCACCCCCTAGAAGGCAGTAGAGCTGAACGCGGTAGTGAAGAGGTAGCCTGCACCAGCAGACACGATCTTCAGATCGTACTTGTAGGAAACGCGGAACATGTCGGCCTTGCGAGGCTCTTCGCGCCAACGATCCACAGGGCGAATTCCACCAGTTGGGTAGATTTGTGCAAACGTCTTACCAAACGTGAACTGGTTCAGTCCGACGTTTTGGTCAACGATTCCGACCCAAACGTCCTTGCCCCAGAATGACGTGATTGCCTGAGTTGCTTCATAGTTGTTGGCAGCGTTGTAGAGTGAATCGACCGTAAGAATAGTGCCTGTGAAACCAGTAAGGATCTGGAAAGCGTCAGGAATCGAGAGGTTGAAGTTCTTGAATCGATCGACGACTCTCGGATGATTCTCGATGTAAGACAGGCCTAGCTTCGGGATGATCATTGTATTCGGGTAACGGTAAGTAGCTGCATACACCGCCCGAATCGCAGTGAGGATGTTCGACACTGGATCTGACGTTGAAGACGTACCACCAGTGTAGTTATCCCACTGTGATGCACCCGACAGAGTTTGCTTGTTGGTTGATGCATACTGCGAAGGATCACGAACCAGCGTCGATACTGCGAGTTCCTGATCCAGCAGAAGTGAACGAGTTGCGAGAGTTACTGCATCTAGCTCAGGTTGGATCTGCTGCGGGCCACCGAACACGATGTTCGCGTAACCGCCCTGAGAGTTTAGCTCTTGCCGCTCTTCGTCATAGACCGGGACTTGCAATGAACGCTCGTGTGTCGCGAAGGTATCTTCTGACCACTTGCGTCCCATCACTTCGTTCGCGACTGTTCCTGGTTCACGACGCGATTCGAAGATGACCCAGTTGGAGCGATCCCATACGCGGTATCTACCACTTTGCGTATTGACTGGCGTGACTGGAAAGATCTGCTCCCCATAGAGCGACGGCTCCGAAAACCCTACCGAAAAGTTCGATAGGATTGGATCGGTGTAAAGAAGGGCAGGATCGTACATTAGTTAGGATTCACCACCTTTCCTACGCCACACCAGCGTTGACATCGACCATGAGTGAGATGCGATCTCCCGCATTCACGGCAGGACTTCCAACGCATCTACCGACAATGCGCTTTCCTGAAGCACCGACAGCCTGCGATACACGACCATCGATTTCCAGCGTAACCTGAGTTCCCAGCGCGATAGCCCCAACAGCTACAGCTTCGGAGATACCGGCGGTGCGGACTGTGCAGCCCTTACCTCTTGGAATTTCGGTGGTAGCCACTCCGAACTGTGCGACACCGGCGATGAAGTCAGTAATCGCAGTAACAGGGGTTACGGTCTGTGCAGTAGCCGAATACTTCACTGCATAGAATTTGGTGATAGCCGCCGCAGCGTTGTAACCCTTATCGAGAACGAAGTTACCAGTAGCCATTTAGCTCATCACCACCTTTCTACGCAGCGACGTTCTGATTGGCCGCTTCTGCGAGATCCGGATGCTTCGCGGCTGCCTTTGCCAATGCCTGACGGAAGTCAAGTTCTGGCTCCTCTACCTGTACCTTCTCGATGACTTCGGCGAATGCCTTGCGAGATGCAACAACATCGCTAAGATCGACAAGCGGCTCATCGCCCTCGTTCGACTTAGTTGTTCCAACTTCGCCCATCTGGACGATCCCGCCATTGACGATCGTCTTGATGCAGTCCTCGAACTCTTCAGCCGTTGCGGTTCCTTCTGCGAACTTCATGTGCAACTTCTGAAGCTTGTCCTGTGCAAGTGCTGAAAGCTGCGACTTCGTGTTGCGTAGTCCGCGACCTTCAGCCTTACGAACGTCCTTGACGGATTCGGAGAATTCGATCGCATTGTGCTCACGATTCTCCAGCATGAGCGCATTGTGCTCCTGCCAGAACTGCGGATAACGCTCCGCAAACTCCTTCTCTTGCGTAGCAGCGTCAGAATTCCGCTTGACTTCCGCAAGCTCACCGAACATGAGCTTTGTCGCCTCCACGACCTTGTCTCCATCCGACTCGGTCGGAAGATCCAAAGTCCGAAGTAGCTCGACTGCCTGAGTATCAGTCAGTTCGAACGGCAAGTTTGTCCCTCCTTCCGCTGAATCGAGTGGTGGCTGTGGATTACCTGATTCGATCTCTTCCACGACTGGTGGAGTTTGGCGTCTCCACCCACCCTTGATAGCAGGATCATCGATACCTGACTCTTCATCGAGTCTCGGAGTCGGGCCTGTTCCTGGCTCAGAGTGTTCCCATTCCTTGCTTTCGTCCCATACCTCTAGCATCTCTTCGAAGACCTCAAGAGTTGCTCCACCTTCCGCCATTGCCGTCGATCCCGCTCCAAGCATCTTACGTGCGCGTGCCTGAAGTGCGCTCTTGGAAGCTGCCGAAAGCCAACTCCCCGCCTGTGGGATACGTGCGATGGCATTACGTAGATGAGGTAGGTCAACCTTTCCATCCGGACCTTTGTATGGGAAATGACGCAAAGTACGAGGAACTGTCTTGCCTTCTGAATCCTTACTTCCTCCGGACTGAACATAGAGGAATGCAGAATCAGGAAGGTTATTCACGAAAGCAGTTGACCATACAGCGAACTGCTTGCGTGTATCCTCGTCTAGGTCTTCCCACATATTCTCACTGAAGTTAATCGGTAGCGTGTGCTTAGCCACAGGGCGATTAGTGAATCCTCCACCCACGATGACGTTCGGGATGACATCATCCTTCATCTCCGAATCACTGTAGGCATCGTCCCAATCCAGCGAGAAGTATTTCCATTGCTTGTCTTTGATTTCGCCCTTTGCTTCCTCCGTTAGCTCGATCTTTGTATATAGTGAGGGAATCCTCGGATCCGCTGAGGAAGGTCGGATGTCGAAATCTCGGTACCAGCCTGAAGCTTTGTAGCCCTTTGCACGATCAAGACCGTGTTCGAAGTCGGTCGCAATCTCCTGACCACGAATACCGTCCTTGAAGTTTGCTACCATCGCTTCGAGCTTATCGAGCGTGATAGAAACATCGCCGTAGGCTTCGGTATGATACGTGCGAGCCGGCAAAGCTTCGATCCAGATGTGACCATCATCCATCTGTTGCGAAGCTACCTCTTGTATGACTGTCTCTAGCATTTCACCTCCTTCACTCTAAATCCAGGTAGACCCTCTCCGTCTACGATTTACGGCTGAGTTGGTGGTACTCCGGAATTTCCGCCACCCTTAACGCCTGTAGCGGAAACGTTACCGTTAGTCGAAGTAGATTGCGTAACTCCTGGGACTTGAGCATTCTGTTCGGACACGTTAAAGATCTCGCGTACCTGAGTCGGTGAGAACTCAGGTCTTGGCTCTGTCTTACGCGGCATATCGAAGATGTCGCGTGTCCACTGCTCACTCGGAAGATCGGGAGTGATCAGTTCCTTGTCCGTAACATTGGCAAGAGCCGCAGCGATCTGTTGAAGGTCGCGGGTCTGGCCGATATTACGTACCTTCATCTCAGGATACTGGTCAGTGTTGAAGTTGTACGTTACCAGTTTCGGAATGAAGTACGTATTGAACGCAGCGCAGATAGTGTTGGCAATGTGCCATAGTGACTTGTAGAAGATGTCTAGCTGTGCTGCACCTGTTGCACGTCCGCCACCGCCGCCTCCTGATTCCAGCCCTAGCATCATAAACTCCGCCAGGAAGTTCAGCATGATCATTACGTCATGATAACTCGCAGACTTCAGTACATCGACAAGATTACCCTCTGGCCTGACGAATGTAACGTCATAGCC